CCGACCTATGACGCGGAGTTTACCGCCACCGGCAGCGGCTTCACCTATGACCGAATCGTGGTCTACATCAACGGCGCCACGTATCCGGTATCGGTGCTGACCGAAGATCCGAACATCGTGCTGTTGGCAGGTCAGACGCAGACCTACAGGATCAGCCTCAACACGGATGACTGATGGCCATCTCCATTAATGTCACCGTTGCTGATGCCGAGCTATTGCGCCGCAACCGTGACCAGGTGCAGGGAAATCGGCTGCAGAAAGTCGAGGGTGATGAGCAGGGTAAAACGGCAGCGGGCATCAAGGCGCAGCAGGCAACGCAGCCAGAGGAGTTGGCAGGATGGCGGCGGCGGCGCGTGCGACGTGATGAGCCGGCAGCTTCATTCATCACTATCGTCAAGGCTGATTACTACGTAATCAGCTACGGTTTTATAACTGGTGAAGATCTGGATACGCGCACGTTCCTGCTCAATCCGATCACACAGCAGCAGCTTGGCCCGGTTGGTTACTGCAAGGATCAGGAGATTGCGGTCAATGATGTGCCGATCGTCAGGTGGGGCGGCGACAACACCGACACTGGCTTTGAAAGTGTCCTGTTTGATCGCTTGGCATACGAACAGCAGTTCCCTGGTGCCGCATTGCCGGTGCTGTCGCTGAATGCGTTCTGGTATGACATCAAAGGCGACAGCGTGACGCTCGCTATCACCGGTTACGCAGGCGGTGAAATGGTGCTGGAGAGCGGGCAGTTCCTGTGGACCAATCCAACAGCGACGCGGGTGTGGGATGAGTTTGCAACCTTTACAAGCAACGCGGTGCAGACTAACGTCAGCGACTGCGTTGACGGTGACTTCATTGTGAATCTGCAGATCGACTACGCACGCGGCGTCATCGCCTGGACCCCATGACCCAACCCATCACCAACCCCGCTGCCCTCCTGGCGACGGCCCAGCAGCAGACGCAGGCGAATCGTTATATCTATTTAAGATATGCGCAACTCGAAAAACTTAAGCAAGATGCATTAAAAAGTACAACATAATAGGCATACTATTGCGCAATTTTAGGGTGTGATACCCTGTAACTACAATGCCCGACAATCAGGACATGATCTCCGAGACGGGGATCGATTCCTCCGCAGAGCAGGATAATGCACCGGATCAACAGATCCCTAATCCTGATCTAATCCCTAAGGCCGAAGTAGATAATCTGCTGAAGGCACTAAAGGCAGAACGCGAATCTCGTAAGACCTACGAAAAAGAACTGCGCGAAAAGACTACTCAACTTGAGAAGTTTGCGCAGATCAATCCGGAAGAATACCGGCGCCTGCAAGAAGAAGCAGCCATTGCGGAACGTGAGCGGCTTGCTGCTGAAGAGCGCACTTCTCTGCTCGAAGAAAAATATGGTGCGCAGGCTGCGGAGGCCAACAAAAAAGCCGAGCAGTATCAGGTCGAATTGAAGGAGTTCCGTAAGCGTTATGCGCTTGAAAAGGTGTTTTTCGCCGCTGGTGGCCGCACTGATTCCGATGGTGGCGTCAGTTTCTTTGATCTATTGGCCGATCGCCTTGGTAATCATTTCCGTCTGGAGCCTAATGGTAACATTACGGTAATCGACAGCAATGGTGACGCAATCCTTGCGGCAGATACCGGCAAGCGCATCTCGCCGGAGGACTACCTGGGCACCTTTAAGGAGCATCCTATCTACGGGACCTTTTTTAAAAACGCCCGTGGCTCTGGCGCCGGCATCGGCTTTGGAGGTACCGATGCACGTGGGCTTACTACGGAAGATCTCAGCGATCTGAGCACAGAAGAAATGTTCGAACGAGCATTTGGTTGACACGCCAACCAGTTTCATTTATCATTGGGGGCAAAAGCCCCCTTTTTTATGAGGCACACAAATCAAACTAAGCTAAAAGTGCAAGTTGCAATAGCATGTGGAGTGCCAATAACGCAAGTCTCAAAGGTTTTTGTGTTGCAGTAAAGATAATTCTAGCTTGGCTCAATATTTGGCCCATCTCCAAAGGAGGCCCACATCTTCCGTGGAATCTGCAGGTAATAACTAGGGAAGAAAATCGAAGCAAACGTGATAAAATATGAATCAAATTGGTAACCTAGGACTAGGAGATACCCTACAAGCCTAGTCGAGATGATAGGTCAGAAGGGTGTCGAGCTATTAAGCACGTGATGTGCCAATAGTAAATCACCCGTCTTTCTTGTTCATTCGCGTAATTTGTCATGGGTTTAACCCTTTCCGAAGCTAAAAAGCATTCCCGCAATCCGCAGGAAGTTGCCATTATCACGGAACTTTCTGCTGGCCCCCTGCTCAGCAATCTCCCCTTCCGTGAAGTGCAGGGCTCCGGCCTGTTCTGGAAACGCGAAGAATCTCTCGGCGATGTTGGCTTCCGTGCCTTCAACGATAGCTACGATGAGAGCTACGCCGAAGTTCGTCAGTACAGCGAAGCGCTGAAACTGTTCGGCGGCGACATCCGTGTCGATAAGGCCATCGTTGAGCTTGAGGGTCCGCAGGCCCGCGCCTTCCAGATCCAGGCCAAGGTTCGTGCCATGCGCCTGGCCTTTGAAGCACTGTTCTTCAATGGCGACAGCAACAGCAATGGCGCCGAGTTCGATGGCCTGTCGCTGCGCCTGCCTGCTGCTGAAGCCGGCACCCACTCGCAGGTCATCTCCAACGGCATGGGCCCCAATGCGCTTGATCTGAACAAGCTCGACGAGGCCATCGACGCTGTTGATGCACAAGGTGGTTCGAAGTATCTGCTGTGCTCGAAGAGTGCTCGTCGTCACCTGAGCGCCGTTGCTCGCGCCAGCGGCCAGATCGACATCATGCGGTCTGAGTTCGGCGGCCAGCAACTGGTCTATGGCGGCCTGCCCGTCCTGGAGGTCGACCGCGACCACAAGAACGTGCGCATCCTGGACAGCACCCCCTCCGACCAGTCGATCTATGTCGTGTCCTTCGGCAATGATCACCTGACCGGCATTCAAAATGGCGGCCCCTCGGTCCGCGACCTGGGTGAAGCCACCGATGCTCCTGAACTGGTGACCCGTGTTGAGTGGTACTGTGGTGTTGCGCTCCTCAATGGTCGGTCGGCTGCTCGCCTGACCAATGTGGATGCTACTGCTGCCATTTCCTGATCGGTTAATTAGCACAGACGATTCTGCGGCCCCAGGTGGGCCGCTTTTTATTGCCTTGTGCTATACTGTGTGAAAAAGCTGGGCCATGATCACCGCAAAAGTTAAGAACGAAGTACTGAAAAGGCTAGAGAGCATTGAACGTAATCATGATGTAACAATACTGTTTGCTATTGAATCAGGCAGTAGGGCATGGGGCTTTGCATCGCCAAATAGTGATTATGATATCAGATTTATCTATAAGCATCGTCCAGAATGGTATAAATCCTTATATCTTGAAGAGCAACGGGATGTCATTGAATGTAAAATCGTTGATGAAATAGATTTAAGTGGCTGGGACGTACGAAAAGCGCTAAGGCTTTTTGGTGCATCAAATCCTAGCTTTATCGAATGGATACAATCGCCAATTCAGTACGTAAATGACGGATATTTTAAGAAAGAATGTATCGCAATGCTACCTATCGCATATTCAGCAACTTCTGGCTATTACCATTACCGTAATATGGCAACAGCAGATCTTAGAAATTATCTCAAGGAAGATCGCGTAAGGCTGAAGAAGTATTTGTATGTAATGCGTGCGTTGTTAGCGCGGAGGTACATCGTAGAAAATATGCAGCCACCACCATTGCCGATTAAAGATCTATTTTACTTGCTTGATAAAACACCGATTGTAAAGCAAGAACTCATTAAGCTAGTAGAACGAAAAGCATCATGTGATGAAATTGGCACTGGTGATCATATCAAAGCGCTAGATGAATTCATCGAAAAAGAAATTTTCAATTCTTATGAATTGCAACCAATCATGAAAAACCCAGCAGCGAAACCACTTTTGAACCAGTTGTACAAGACTGTTGTTTATGGCAATGAATGATTTTATTGCATTGATCGTCATTACAACACTTATACTGCTTAGTGAGCACCTTTCATTACTGATTTCTTTTATCCTATCATGGTAACCATCGAAGAGGCAAAAATTGCGCAAGCCGAGATGAATAAAGCTATTGCTTTGGCGATGCAAAAATTTACCGAAGAAACTGGCCTAAAAGTAGATGACATAGATGTCAACCCAATTGTGACACTAGGTGGTCGTATTTCGTACTATATTATTAGTACAAGTGTTCACCTTTAGCATGATGGAAACCTAATGAGGTATTGCTTTATTAAGCATGGCAAAGAAATGGATTCAGGATGCAATTAATCCTGCAAATAAAGGAAAGTTGCATAAGGCACTTGGTGTCAAGCTTAGTGAAAAAATTCCCAAAGGGAAACTAGCTGAAGCTGCTAAAAAGAAGGGCGCAACTGGAGCACGTGCACGCCTTGCAATGACGCTAGCCGGTTTCAATAAACCAAAGCGTTCTGCTAAGAAAAAATAGGTATACTAGCTTGACGGGATCCAATTCTCTACGGGGATACGTCGTTTCATTCTTCATTTAGGAGGCAATTCCAATGGGCGCTCGCGCTACTTATCCGATTCGCGAAGGCTTTTTCCTCGACGCGAATACCAAGATCGAAACTTCTGCCAAGGATCTTGGCATCGATCTCGGCAACATCAAGACTGTTCGCTTCATCGTGCTTGATGCCACTGTTAGTGGCAACGATGGCACTCCTGCTACTATCGAACTGCAGGATGTAGATGCCGAGGAAACCTTCTACACCATTACCTCTGACGACCTGCTGAACGGTACTGACAGCAATGGCGTGTACCTGGCCCATGTGCGTGGCGCCCTGTTCGAAGGGGTCCGTAATGTGCAGTACACCTATACTGCCGGTGATGACAACTACGTGATTACCGGCTTCTCGGTCTATGTCGATGCTGTCGAAAACGTCGCCTGACCTTAACTTCGCATTCAATTGCCCCGCTTATGCGGGGCTTTTTGTTTAGAAATGGTCAAATAATTTTACTGGGAAACCTATATTAACAAGATTGTTAATTATTAACAGTCTTAGCAATACTGCACTTGACCCAGCCATGTCATTGAATGATCTCCAGGCCCATAATTTAATTGGTAATGGAGGATCTCAGTTAGTCGCCAATGGATGGGCTAGGCCCAGTGACTGGCTGGCGATGCCTGAGGTTATCGAAACCGAACAAAAGTTTGTAGGCCTTTTTGCTGTTTATAATTTACCCGAAAACTTTATTGCAGTTTACTTTGAAGGGGACTATACAGTTGACTGGGGCGATGGAAATATAGAGAACTTTGATTCTGGAGTTACCGCACAACACTCTTATGCTTGGTCTGATATCTCTTCAAGCACTTTAACTACTGGAGGTTATCGTCAGGTTCTCGTGACCATAACTCCTCAGAGTGGTCAGAATCTTACGATTATGGATTTGAGCGTAAGGCATGATAATATTAATACAAATACTAATACAAATACTCCTTGGTTAGACCTTGCAGTATCAATGCCGAATGCCAATTCTGGGGGGTCATTGAGATTCTGTGGCTATGAGTATGGGTTGAATAGTAAAGGATATTTATTTGATGTTCA